ATATTCTTAATTGCATTCCATAATTGGAGGACAATGTAGTCGGGCTCTTCTTCAGTGTAAAACTCATCATGGTACATCACAAAATGCACAAAGTCGTTATAGGTGACTGAAATTTGAATGTAATTTGAATCTGTGTATTCCCTGATGGTCATCCATGCATCCAGAAGTTGTTCAGAGTACCAATCTTGGTAATCTTCTGGGTGAAGGGGTTCCGTCTCAAAATCATCTGAATCATCAGAATTATAAGCGAGTTCGTAATCGTATGCGTCGCGAGAGTACTCATCGTTGACTCCCATCCTGTAAAGTCTTCTACGGAGGAGCTGTCTTACTTTCTCTAACCGTTCACCAAGTCTTTAAGCTACAGGTGTTGGTTTCCGCCTTCGGCGGCACTCTTCTACGAAGAGATGAGGTCCTTTAGCCCGGTGATGCTGACGGTGCTCGTTTCTCTCACGGGTGCTGCGTCCTGAATGTGCTTGAAAACCTCCTCGGCCTTGTTTGCATCCCCGTGGAAATAGCTCGTAAGGCCCTTGAGGATAACATCCTTTGTGATGGCCCCCTTGGTCTTTTTCCTTTTCAAATTCACTTTAATCTTGTCACGGACTTTGACGGCATCAATGTCCAGGGTAATCATTTGTTTGGTAACAAATTCGCGAAGCTCCTTCTCGCGCTTATTGAGCACGGTGATATCTTTGCGAACTGATGCGAGTTGGCTCTTTATTCCGACCCATTCAGTCATCGCCTGCTTAAACTTATCGTCGGCAGACATATACTGTTTTTATATCTAATTTTTTAACTGATAATTCGCAAGTCTTCTGTGTCTAGTAGGCGGCCCCAATCTCAAACTTTGGTCTCATGGTGTCGGGGGGGATTGTGCTGAGGTTGAAGATGGACACTGGGTTGCGGGGGTTGATTGGCTCGGAGCGGAAGTCGCGATTGGCGTTGCGCAGGACACCGCCGATGGTCTCGGGGTAACCAATCTGGCTGCGGGGGTCCAGGTAGTTCTGGTTGGTCAGGATCTTGTCCGGGCTGAACTGGCCGAAATCCTCGGTCTGGACCACCTCGCGGGGAATCAGGCTCGCGGCGCTCACGTCATCAGTTCCAGCGTACTGTGTCTCAACGGGGCTTCCTGTGAGGTCATATGAGCCCTGGGTGGAAATAGGACCCGAGCCAGCTGCATTTCCCTCACCGGACGTACCGACCGCACCAGACCCCTGGTACAGGGTGTTTCCGAGATTGAATCCACCTGGGACGGAAGAGTTGGAGCCGACGCCATACCCGCTTGACCTGGGGGAAAGGATCATAAACAAAACTACAACCGCCAAGACGAGGATGACTAGGTTCTTGCGGTCCATTTATATTAAATAGCGATATTTTTTACTGGAGTCCTTCCTCAATCCAGGTAATCTGCTGGGTCGTCATCCTCTGGGTCATCACTGAACATGTACTCCTTGGAAAACTCGGGTGCCTTGGGAGCCCCCCGGACGCGGACTTGAAGGACCCGCCAAATTGGTCCGAAAGACTTTTTCAGGAACCACAGCCCTGAGAGCTCAAGCACAATGTCGCACTGGGTATCCTTCTTCACATTCTCAATCTGAATTGGATTCTTCTGACGATCAAAGGCCCGAGTCACAACATCCCCCTTAACTGTCGCCAAGGAAGCCCCGACCAGTCCATCAGTCACACTCTCCTGGTATGCATTCTGAATAGTCTCATCGGACAACTCCTTGCCGAACCACTCCACCTTGGACTGCTTCGCCTGACCCAAAATCTCCTCATCAATTCCCCTGAAGAAATCCAGTTGATCATCCTTCACCTTCAGATTCAAATTCTTGGTCGACAGGTCATCCTGGAGAGTAACCTCATTAAACTGCTTTCGCTGACCTGTAATCTTCAGAAAGTACCGGCCGTCTGGAAGCTTTTGAGGGGTTGCGTACTCCATCTCTATACTCTAGAGTTTTTTGTTTCTTTATATCAGATGAACGCAGCCTGTAGTTCAAATTTTTTGACCAAAGGATGTGGTTGTCTGTCAGACCCGATGGACCCCAACAACCCAATTTGTGCATACGTCTCAACAGACAATGGCCTGGTGTATCCATGTGACGTCGGGTGCTGCCAACCAAATTGCGGAACCAAACCAGGACACCTGCCACGAATGGATGTCGAGTTCAGACCAACATTCGGAGGAACACTCCCGCCTGGAGTCAATGTAAATTTACCAACAAATGGAACCACCGATAAGAAATATGAAGCCCCGTTTTCCCCTGTACAAGACGATACACCCAAGGTTAAAGAACTTGCTTTGAAAATTGCTTTGAGCTTGCTTGTGGTTCTAGTTTTCGCGGTCTACATCGGCTTAAAGACGTAGGCTCCGAGTAGAGTATCAATGGCAGCTGCAACTGTTACCCTCGAGACCCTCGACAAGGAGCTGAAGGCTATCCGCAAGGAGCTTCGCAAGATCAAGGCTCACATTGAGGACCCCACCGGTGAGAAGGCGGCAGCCCGTTCCCAGAACAATGGTTTCAAGAAGCCTCTTCAGATTTCTCCAGAGCTGAGCACTTTCCTGGGTCTGGGCCCTGAGGACCGCATCTCCCGTGCCGATGTGACCAAGAAGATGAATCTGTACCTGGAGGCTCACAACCTGAAGAATGGCCAGAACATCTCTATGGATGATACCCTCAAGAAGCTGCTGAATCCACCGGCCGAGACCCAGATTACCTTCCTGAACATTCAGAAGTACATCAACCCCCACTTTGTCAAGGAGCCAAAGGGGACCAAGCGCAAGGAGACCGAGGAGACCCCTGCTGCCCCTGCAGAGCCCAAGGCCGAGCGCCCAAAGGTGGCCAAGAAACCCAAGACCACCGCCACCGCTACTGCTTAGAGCCCGGATGCGTTATGGCTTAAAGTTAAAACAGTAGTGTAATAGTATGGAACTTGTTCCTACACCTGAATTTTCAAGAGAATTTATAAATAAAATTGTAGGAACAAAAGTCAATAACCTTGCATTGTATCAGCGTGCTTTCACTCACAAAAGTGCGCTGAAGCGATATCAAGGACTCACGAAATCATACGAGACTCTCGAGTTTATGGGGGATTCTGTGCTCGGATTTATAATTACTAAATATTTATTTGATTTGTACGAAGAGAAACAGGAGGGTTTTCTGACCAAGGCGAGGACAAAAATGGTCAGGGGGAAAACCCTGTGCGAAATTTCAAAATTTCTAGGACTTCAAAAGTTGGTTTTGATGGATGAAAAGGGGGAGAGGAACGGGTGGGTCACAAACGACAACATCATGGAGGATGTGTTTGAGGCGCTCGTCGGGGCTATTTATTTGGATCTCGGTATGGTTCACGCCAAGAATTTTGTGCTTGATATTTTTTCCAGGGTGGAAACTTCGCTCGAGGATGACAATTACAAGGACCAGCTGATGCGCTGGTGTCAGGTGCTAAAGTTCCCCCTCCCCGAATATAATGTTCTGAGTCATAATAACGGAACATTCTGCATACAAGTTGTTGTCGACGGACTCGATTGTGGGTGTGGGTTTGCGACAACCAAGAAAGAGGCTGAGCAGAACGCGGCCCAAATCATACTTAAGACGGACCCCCGCTTTAAGAATAAGGAGATCCCCGTCAATGGACCCAAGAATCGAAAAACTCCTGAAGGCGACCTATTTCGAGCAAAGAAGCCCAGAGTGGCTGGCTCTGAGGGAAACAATGCTGACGGCAAGTGACGCCGCCTCTGCTATAGGTGATAACCCATATGAAACCCCAGAAGGACTCTACGTGAAAAAGGTCGGAGGCCGAAAATTCGCAGGAAACGCGGCGACCGAAAGGGGAACCATCCTCGAGCCAATCGCCCGCGACCTCTACGACGCACGTTTCAACAAGAAATCCCACGAAATAGGTCTCGTGCAACACCCACAACACCCATGGCTCGGAGGATCAGCAGATGGCATCACAGAGTGCGGACGACTCATTGAAATCAAGTGCCCACTGACCAGAAAAATCGACAACAAAATACCAAAACACTACATCGCCCAAATCCAATTGAATATGGAAATTCTTGACCTCGATGAATGTGACTTTATTCAGTACAGGCCGGCCGAGGGTGATGCCCCGGAGGAGTTTGTGGTCACAAATGTGAAAAGGGACAGAAAGTGGTTCGAGGAAAAACTTCCAATCATGAAGGCGTTTTGGGACAGGGTGCTGATCGGGAGACTGACTGGATTTGTGTGCGAAATCATAGACGAGTATCCTTGCTTAGAGCAGAAAGATCCTGTTTGCGATATAGTAGATGACGAAGTGTGCGTTCTGCAAGATCAAGATGGGGATTCTCAAATGTAAACACTGCACATCAGAACTGTGCTCAAATTGCATTCAACTGGAAACACACAAGTGCCCTCAATTAAATGCAAAAAAACAAATTCTCTTGCAGAATCTCGAGTCAAAACTCGTCAGGGTTGTTGCACCAAAGGTTAACCCTATATAAAAGCACAGAGACCAGTTTCTGTATGGCAATATGCAGTCACAAGTCATGCAAGAATGAGGTTGAGGATCCAAAATATAAAATGTGCGAAAAACACCGAGAGCAGGGTCGCGAGCAGACTAAACGAAAGCGTGCCAAGGCACTCGCCGAGGCACAAAACAAAGACTATTATATCTGTTCACGGTGTTCGAAAAAGATTAGTAAAGATGAAATCTGCGGTTCTCTGTGCAGTCCTTGCAAATGGAAAGCATACAAAGACCGGGCTTTAAACATGGGTCTCCCCTTTGAACTTGGTGAGAGGGGTTTTCATTATTTCTGCAAAAACCCGTGTTTTTGGTGTGGGAGCAAGGGGAAACCGGCAAACGGAGTCGACAGATTTGACAACACGAAAGGATATACGACCCAAAACGCAAAACCGTGTTGTGAAACCTGTAACATGGCAAAGGGAGATTTGCCCCCGGATGTTTTTATTGAAATGTGCTTCGAAATAACCGAGAGACACATTTCACTTGAAAGACTTGAATTGCTTCTTAAAAATAAGCAGAAATAATACAATAAAAATTATAATTGTCAAGAGTGGTGAGTTGTCTTTGTTTGTCTTGTATCCGTACTCGTATTCGATGATGCTTTTCCCGTACTCGACGCGCGGTCTCCCTGGTCTGTCATAGGTGACTGTTCCGTCTGCGTATTCAAACTTTCTGGCCGGGAACATTCTGTAAGGGGCAGGGCTGGGATAGGCTGTTTTCAGATACATTGGCCCTGACATGTTCAGACGCTGGGGATCAAAGTGATCAACATCATCCCCATCGATTATGGATGGATACTCTGTGGGGGTCTCATCCATCTGTGTGACATAGGACCCGTCAATGTAAAGGCCCTTGGGGAAACCATCCGTGTTGATACCATAGTCCCCTGTCCACGTGGTCACATTGTACTTGTTTATTTGGATATCATCATTCAGACGAGCAATACTCGCCATTTAATAAATGTCTATATTATTATTTTCCTTGTAAAATTTGGTCTGGACTTTTTGTCTGTGGAGTTCCCACATTTCATCCATGTCAATGTTCAACATGTGGGCCAACTGGAAAAGATAGCTAAACACGTCACCCATCTCCATCACAACATCAGTCCCCCTGTCTTTCCTCAAGCCCGTCTTTTTATAGATTCGATGAGCTTGACGAATACTTGACGCGAGTTCACCCATTTCTTCATTTAGGAGCATCCACACAATACTTACTGGGGCTTTGTCCCACCCCTTCAACTTACACAACTCGGCCGTCTCATCCCTGTATCTATTCATCATACTTAGCCAGGGCGCGAGTCTTTTAAGACGTGTCTATCTTGCGAAGCACTTTGCGATACCTGTACACAAATACGATAGAAACAAATAACATGACTATTTCTGAAAACAACTTCCAATTTTCAGCCTTTTCGGGATCTCCTGAACGCTTGAGTGCCCAAGGTTCCACCACTGCATTACTTATCAAACGAATAAAACGGTCTAATGCAAAAAATATAAGAAAGCCAAACAAGATGTCATCAAGGGCCTTCATTCCTATTTAGAATCCAATTTTAAAATTATTAGGGATCTTGTTGCCGTAGGTGGATGTGCTGACGGGTGGTGCGAGTGGGACTGGGTTGCTTGAAATGTCTTTGAGGTAGATGAGTTGTTGGAGCATTCCGGTGCTGATTGTGGCGGTCGCCTCCTCGACCACCTTGGCATTCATCTTTTCGACCTGCTGACGCACATCCTGGTACGGGTTTGACAGCATATTAATGTACACACGCTTCATAAGAGCCTGGAGGTCTCCATCATTCTGATCGGAAATTGTGTAGCCAGTCTTTTCCTTTATGGCTCGTGCAATGTCTTTCTGGACAGTTGCACGGTTAAAGCCTGAAAAGAATGCGTCACTCAAGGGGTTGGGCCAGAACTGGGTAGCCATGTTACTATCTGCTTAGAGAAAAAAACACCCTATAGTACAATGAAGGTTGTCAAGAGGTCAGGAGATGTGGTCGAGATGCTCTTTGACAAAGTCACGAAACGTATTTCAAAACTAAATTGCGAACCTGAATTTACAGTCCTGAATGTACATCCTGACAAGGTGGCCCAGAAAGTCTGCACCTCCCTGTATGATGGAATCACTACATCCGAGATTGATAACCTGAGTGCCGAGGTGGCCATCGGAATGATCACCGAAAACCCCGATTACGAGACACTCGCGATGCGAATCACAGTCAGCAACATCCAGAAGAATTCACTCAAGTGTTTCAGCGACGCCATGCTCGCCCTCTACAAAAAGGGTATAGTCAGCACGGAATTCATAAAGACCGTCGACCTCAAGCTCGACGAGTGGATCACCCACGCACGCGACTACAATTTCGGATATTTTGGTATTAAAACACTCCAGAAGGGGTACATGAATGAGGGAGAGACCCCGCAGTACATGTTTATGCGGGTCGCCCTGGCTATCCACGGAGATGACTATGCCCGAGTCAAGGAGACGTACGATCTAATGTCCCAAAAATTCTTCACACACGCGTCACCGACAATGTTCAACGCCGGGAGCCCCCGACAGCAAATGTCGAGCTGTTTTCTCGTCGCCACAAAGGATGACTCTATCGATGGCATCTACGACACACTCAAGGAGTGCGCCCAAATCTCCAAGTGGTCCGGGGGCATAGGCTTTCACTGCTCTAATGTCCGGGCAAACGGCTCAAAGATCAAGGGCACAAATGGAGTCGCGGACGGTATCGTGCCTATGCTGCGTGTATTTAACAACACTGCCCGATATGTCAACCAGGGTGGTGGCAAGAGAAAGGGTGCTTTCGCCGTGTACCTCGAGCCGTGGCACGCAGACATTATGGAGTTTCTCGAGTTGCGGCTCAACCAGGGGGATGATGAGATGCGGTGCCGCGACCTCTTTACTGCCCTCTGGATTCCCGACCTGTTTATGCTAAAGGTTGAAAAGGACGAGGACTGGTACCTGATGTGCCCCCACGAGTCCCCTGGTCTTCAAGATGTATACGGAGACAAGTTTAACGAGCTCTACAACACATATGTGGCCCAAGGACGATACAAGAAAAAGGTACCGGCCCGGGATGTATGGGAAGCCATCCTCAAGAGTCAGGTTGAAACCGGAACACCCTACATGTGCTACAAGGACACAGTCAACCGAACGAGCAACCAAGAAAACATAGGAATCATCAAGTCTTCCAACTTGTGCACGGAAATTATGGAGGTTTCAACCCCTGACGAGACGGCTGTATGCAACTTGGCATCCATCAGCCTCCCTGCATTCCTAAAGGAGAATGAAAAGATGACTGCACCCGACGGGTCACACCCTTATCTGTTTGATTTTGATAAGCTTCAGGAGGTGACGCACGTTGTGACTCGAAACCTCAACCGGGTCATCGACAAGAATTACTACCCGACCGAGGCTGCAAAGAATTCAAACATGAAGCACCGTCCAATTGCAATTGGTGTCCAGGGTCTGGCGGATGTCTACATGATGCTCGGTCTTCCATTTGATTCTGAGGGTGCGCGTGAGCTGAACATCTGTATTTTCAGAGCCATCTACTATGCGGCCCTCTGGGAATCATGTGAACTCGCCAAAGAGGAGGGTCCATACGAGACTTTTAAGGGGTCTCCCGCTTCAAAGGGTGTTCTACAGTTTGATATGTGGGGCATCAAGAAGCCAGTGTTTGACAACTTGAAGGAGGACATTATGAAGTATGGTCTTCGCAATTCTCTTCTTGTGGCACCCATGCCAACAGCATCGACCGCTCAGATTCTGGGGAATAACGAGGCGTTCGAGCCCTACACAACAAACATCTATTTGCGCCGAACTCTCGCTGGCGAGTTTGTGATGGTCAACAAGCACCTCGTCAAGGAACTTCAGAAGATTGACAAGTGGAATCCCGAAATTAAGAATGAAATTATTCGTGCCGGAGGATCTGTTCAGGGGTTGGACATTCCTGGAAAGCTGAAGGAGGTGTATCGGACAGTGTGGGAGATTTCACAGAAGAGCATCATCGAAATGGCGGCCGACCGCGGGGCCTATATCGATCAGTCTCAGTCACTTAACATTTTCATCGAGAATCCAACTTCATCCAAGTTGACCAGTATGCACTTTTACGGGTGGAAAAAGGGACTCAAGACTGGTATGTACTACCTACGCACACGTGCCAAGGCCAAGGCTATCCAGGTCACTGTACCGCTCGCGTGCAAAATGGAAGAGGGGTGTGTGGTGTGCAGTGCTTAAAACACAAGTCGACGGGGCCCTGAACTTGTCGAACTTGAATTGTTATTATTATTTCGTGGCCTCTTTTTCCAATTCTTCTCGTCCTTTCTATTCTTCATCAGCTTGTGCGTCAGCTCAAGCAGCTTGAGTGACGAGTCCCTGCCTGTTCGCTTGAGATAACTTTTCACCCTGACCATCATATTCTTACTGGTCATTGCCATTGACAACAGGTTTTTGTTGTTCAACATGGCAAACATTCTGTCGTAGACATGATTGTTCAAATTATTCATAGACATACTATAGTCTCATATTTTTTTGACCGTCTATAGTATGGCTGGGAACGCGACAAAGTTTGTTGGTATCCTTATGAATTCGAGGAATCAGGCTCATGTGTTTCACCTCGCAACCACCTCGTACGCCCAACACAAGGCTCTCCAAAAGTACTATGAAAAAATAGAAGGACTTTTCGACGACTATGCAGAGGCGTATATGGGGAAATACGGAAGAATTAACCCTATTAAAATTAATGGTAGGTACATGACAAATTCAAGCAAGGCCCGCGAGTACTTTGCAAAACTCTTGCAAAGAATCAAGTCACTCAACCTCCCCAAGGATACATACTTGACAAATATTCAGGATGAAATTATTCAGTTGATCCGGAAAACAATGTATATGCTTACACTCAAGTAATTTATGGTCTTTTTGGGATGAGTGATTGAAAATGAGCCCCTGAAACAATTATTTCTTCTTTTGTTCTATTTGCCTTATTTTTCTTTTTAAAATAACCATCATAGTACACGTAAATTGGATTCTCTGGAGGAAGTCTTATTGAATTTCTACTATTTAGTGTATTGTAGTATGAAATAATAGTGAATGGAGGATAAACGCGATATGTTGAATTATTTCCAGGGCTTGCACATAGACACACAATTCTACGATTGAGCACGCGAGCAGCCGCCATCACTTCTGCTGTACTTGCAGAACACCCCATATTATTTAAACTATTTATAAATTGTCTTTTTGTGATCGGGGCGCCATTGCCCGTCGTTGCAACATGTTGATTATCTGTATAATTTCTATAATAATTTCGAATTTGTTGTCTTACACCTATTCTCAAGTTTCTTACATAATTTCCACCACGAACAGGTTCCATACCCAACCCTGCTAATAAAACAGCGTGGTAAAAACAACTTCCATTCCCAGGTACATTCACTCGATTGAAACTCGACTGACTATACACACGATCCATATTTGTATTTAAAAATCTATTTAGGGAATTTCTGTTTGGAGTATTTAGGGAATTTCTGTTTGGAGTATTTAGGGAATTTCTGTTTGGAGTGTACAGCCTCACATCTCTCATTTTAGTTTTCCACCCAACAGTCTTTTTCGGGCCAGACACTACATGACCTTTCTTCAATATACCCTTCCACCCAACAGTCTTTTTCGGGCCAGACACTACATGACCTTTCTTCAATATACCCTTTACCTTGATTGGGAATGCAAGCTCTGCAAGTGAATTTGCAATATTGTTTATATCACTCTTTTTGAATATCATATATTTTTAACAAATAAATTTATTTCCACCACTCCCTGTTGTCTCGGTACCACTCCCATGTGCTCTTCAATTTCTCTTCAAAATTGGTATTCTCTTGCCAACCAAGGTTTCTGAGGGCTGAACTGTCTATACAGTACCGTGAGTCGTTGTGTGCGCGCGGGTCACGCACAAATGTAGCAATCGCCGGTTCACCACACACATCCGCAATCATCTTATAAATGTCCAACACAGAATACTCAAAATATGTACCTATGTTGTACGTCTTGCCAATCTCCCCCTTTTTGAGTATAATTTCAATAGCCCGGGAGACGTCATCCACGTGAATAAAGTTTCGCCTCGTCGACCCATCCCCATGGATCGTCACTGGATTTCCATTTAGAATTTGAGTCATGAAAAGGGGAACCACCTTTTCCGGATACTGACGAGGACCAAACACGTTATTGCCCCGTGTAATTATAATTGGAATTTTAAAAGCATTTGCATAGGCCCGTGCATAGAGCTCAGCGGCCGCCTTGCTCGCAGAATATGGATTGCTTGGATTCAGTGGAGCATTGTCGTCACTCACAACACCCGGACCAACCTCACCATACACCTCATCTGTGCTAATGTGAATAAATTTTTGCAATTTTCCGTACTCTTTTGCCGTCTCTAGGAGCACATGTGTCCCCAATACATTGTCCTTTGTGTATTCAAATGCCAAATCAAAACTCTTGGTGACACACGACTGAGCCGCAAAGTGAACCACAATATCCGGACAATGTGTTTTGAATATGTGGGTCATGTGGTACTGTTCAGTAATATCCCCCCGAATATACGTGTACCGGTCACACGGAAAAACATTCTTTTCAGTCGCCATGTAATCACACTTGTCCACATTCACAATTTCACATTCTAAATCTGAATTCAAAATGTGGTTTATAAAGTTTGAACCTATGAAACCAAGTCCTCCAGTGACCAGGATGCGCATTCTATATAAAGAATATATGCCAATCTTTAATACATGAAGAAGGTTTGGTATGCACCAAATCAGTTTGAAGCATATGGGGAGGAGGAGATTCAAGCGGTTGTGGATTCTCTGCGGGCCGGGTGGCTTGCAGGGTTTGGTCCCAGAACTGTCGAGTTTGAGGAGAAGGTTTCCCAGCGTTTCGGAAAATCCCGGGGACTGTTTGTGAATAGCGGCTCGAGTGCTATCCTCCTGGCCCTGTGCGCCCTTGACTTGCAGCCAGGAGATGAAGTGGTGACACCTGCGTGCGGCTTTGCAACAACTGTCGCCCCCATCGAACAAGTGGGTGCAAAGCCAGTATTCTGCGACGCCCAGATTGGAAAATATGTTCCAAGTGTCGAACACATTCAGGAGGTGATAACACCCCGTACAAAGGTCCTTCTCATTCCAAATTTGATTGGGTCTGTGCCAGATTGGAAGGCTATACGTAAGGCTTTCCCCGACCTTGTACTCATAGAAGACTCTGCAGACACAATTCCCAATCCAAATACAGAATCGTACTCTGACATGGCTACAACGAGCTTCTATGCCAGTCACGTCATCACTGCTGGTGGTATCGGTGGAATGGTTATGTTCAACTCTGATGAGCACTACAAGAGGGCCCTTATGTTTAGGGACTGGGGGAGAATCGGGGACAACATCGAGGAGCCCTCCGAGCGCTTCAACTACAAGGTGGATGGAATCCCATATGACTGGAAGTTTCTGTACGGCGTCGCCGGATACCACCTGAAAGCATGCGAAATGAATGCAGCATTTGGTCTGGCACAGTTTGCCCGACTCGACGGTCTCCTCCAGAAACGCAAGAAAAACGTCAAAAGGTACATTGAAAACCTGAAGGATATCCCATATTACACACTGCCTGATGACGAGGAACACATCAATTGGCTGGCCATCCCCCTTATGTGCCCAGACCGACTCGAACTGCTCACGTGGCTCGAGAATAACCAGGTCCAGACACGCGTGTGCTTCGCCGGAAACATCACAAGACACCCGGCATGGAGAAAATACCTGCAGGAATTTCAAAATTCAGACAGAATTATGAAGGAGGGTTTCCTGCTCGGGGCCCATCACGGGATGGACGAGGGAGATGTAGATAGGGTGTGTGAATTACTCAAGGAATTTGCATCTAAGAAATCACTTCCAGCCTGAAACTTCATTCGGGGGAAGAGGGGGGATAATCATGTGCTTGTGTAAATCAGTCTTGTAAGGTGTCATATTCTCGAGTGCATTCCCAAACTCTAGCTTTGGAATAATCTTCTGTGTCGGGTCGATGGGCACGTCATACAGGATCGGCCCACACAGAAAAGACACATTGTCTGTCCTCTGCGCAGGAAGCCCGTAGGCCTCGGCAATCTTCAAAAAGTCAATGCCCGCCACCTCATCAGAATTTGTAGCAATATATCTCGAACCAAAATAGGAATCCTGAAACTGCCGGATGATTCCGTACCCTTGGTTGTTCAGCACAATTACGATGACGGGGAGGTTGTAGTGTGCGAGTGTCCGCAGCTCCTGGATATTCATCTGGATGCCCCCGTCACCTTCGATACACACAATAGGTAGACGACTGCCTATCGCTGCGCCTATGGCGGCTGGAAGGGCCCATCCCATAGATGAATTTCCCAGATTTGTAAACAGCCTCTGCTTCCCATTCAGATGCAGAGACTGCATTGTCCAGACCATGTTCCCACCTTGGTCGGGAATAATAATACACTCCTCGGGCAGCTTCAATCCACCCAAAAACGAATACACATTGCCTTCACGAGGAGACTCCACCCCAAATTCCTTTTTCCAATTTGAAATTGTATTCTCCCACTCGGGGCGTGGCTCCATCTTCACCTCGTCAATAAACTGCGCAACAGTTCCTTGAAGAGATATATCCACCGGCATACCACGCTCAATCATCTTCTTAATTTCATCCGAGTCGATATCGACCATAATCTTCTTTGACTCGCGTGAAAACAGCTTCAGGTTCCCGCCTGTTTGCCGGGTGTCCATTCTCGAACCCAAAATAACAAGCAAGTCTGCATTCTGGACCGCATAGTTGGCGACACGATCTCCATACACCCCGTGTGCCCCTACACGCAGTGGATGGTCGTGAGAAATCAAATCAATAGCCGCCCAACTCGTCACAAAAGGAACATTCAACCAATTTACAATATCTGTTCCACGAGCACCATTGCCCACCACAACAAGTGGACGCTGAGCACCGTCAATCAGCGTCTCAACTTCATTCGGAATTTTAAAAATAAAATGATGAGTTGGGAGCAGCTTGAAGTAAATCTCCTTTTGATTCTTCATTTCCATTTGAAGATTGACAGGAAAGTCAATAAGGACCGGTCCCTTTCTATGGTTATTCATCATGGAGAGTGCAAGTGAAAACACGACAGGGACCTCATCTACATTTTTAATTTTAAGCGCGAATTTGGTAAAGGGCTTGACCATCTCAATGACGGGCATCTCCTGGAATCCCACCTGGCGTGGTCGCGAATAGATTGTGTCCAGAGACTCTTTCGAGCTCACCTGTCCGGTGATGAAAAGACATGGAATCGAATCGTACCAACACCCGCACAAACCGTTCACTATGTTTTGAACTCCGGGCCCGCTCGTCACCAGGACTGCACCAACTTTACCTGATGCCCGGTAGTAGCCCTCGGCAGCCATAGCAGCCGCTTGCTCATGCTGAAAACAGTAGTATTTGGCACGTGAAGAGGTTCCGACTGCATCCACAAAAGGAGCGATGGCACCGCCAGTCACTAGAAAGTACGTGTCGATGCCTTCATTCGCAAGCTCCTCGATAACACAGTGCACCATACTAGTACAGAGTCCAAACTCTTTATTAAAGGTTTGGAGACTTGGAACCATATGAAGCGAACAATCTTGAACCTGTGCAAAAACAAAACCCTCGGCGTCAAGAGTGTTGGCGTCACCTCCTACGATTACCCATTTTCAAAGATTGTTAACGCGTGTGATGAAATTGATTTTATAATTGTGGGTGACACTGTTGGGTCTACAGTTTACGGCGAGCCCGACTTGAACAAGGTGACTATGGACACGATGGTTACACACTGCAAAGCGGTTGCAAAGGGGGCCCCGAACAAGTTTCTCATCGGGGACATGCCATTCATGTCGTATCAGGCGTGCTTGAAGGATGCAGTCACAAATGCAGGTAGACTTGTCCAGGCGGGAATGGATGCTGTAAAGATTGAAGGATATTACCCGGATAAGATTCACCACATAAATAACGCTGGAATTATTGCCATGGGACATCTTGGGTTGACTCCACAGACCCGGGCCAAGTTTGGTGGCTACAAGATTCAGGCCAAGACGAGTGACGAAATTGATAACCTGGTGAAGCAGAGTCTGAAGATGCAGCAGGCGGGCGCGGCCCTTTTGCTCCTCGAGGCTGTTCCGGATGATGTCGGTGCAATTGTCAGAGATGAGCTAAAGATTCCTGTCATTGGGATTGGCGCGGGGAACAAGGTGGATGGACAGGTTGTCATCATACACGACATGCTCGGGATGTTTTGGGATTTCAAACCAAAATTCATCAAGCAGTACACAAACCTTGATGGACACATTTCAGAGGCACTCAAGGCGTATGCGAAGGAGGTCACCTCGAACCAATTTCCAAACGAAAAGTACTTTTATAACATCAATCCTATGGAGTTGGAGAAGTATCTGGCTCGGAAGAATTGGAAGTACGAAAAGATCAACCACGCAGTGGTTGGGAATCACACTCCGTGAAAAACTTGATCCTGTCTTGAAGAGGCGGCAGCTCGAGGGGAACAGTCTGTAAGCCAATGTATGGCGCATCCAAATAATTTTTATTTGTAATTGTAAATGGTATTCCGGACATTTTCGCTAGGTCAGACAATTTATACTTTTCTGAGTACACGACGTGAACAAATCGCTCGTTCACTGTTTTTACAGTATGGATCAGATCGTCGACGTGAACAAAATCAAAGTACCTGTCACGGTCAATAGTGATGTGACCATTTTCAATTCCAGATGTAAAAAAGCGGTGAGAGGCTTCCCCCGGTCCAAAGCACCCCCAAATTTTATAAATGAAAACACGGGGGTCATCCTTCATCCGCAACTCGAGGTACTTTTTTGCAATACCGTAGTAATGGTTTGGAAGTTCAGTCGCCCCACTTGAAAACCATACGAATTTTTCAAAATTTGCAGTTTTGTAAACATTTTCCACAATATCTATATTGTCGTTGAAGACTCGGTGGTCATCCATCTTTGTCCGGCGTCCCCCGACGCACGCACAATGGATAATCGTGTCAAAAAACTTGTCTTCAAAGAATTTTGCAGTTTGTGTTCTGTTGAGGAGGCTAAAGTCCTCTCTGGTGATTGTGGTTGCATCTGGAAAGGCTTTTTTAAAGTTTTGACCAATAAAGCCGTTTGCCCCCACGATGCATACACCTGGCATAAAGAGAAAGTGAGTTTATTCTTTATGAGCTCTTACGTAGTGACTACTTTGCACACCCCTGACTGGGAGGAGTTTGCAGCCGTGACTGACGAAAACAAGCGGGAATATTGTCGTCGCCACGGCTATGCATTCGAGACGAAAGGTGACGGTCCATGGAACACCCGGATTGATCTTGGCGTGATGGGTGACTGGGGATTTGAGCGAGGGTACCGGTTTCTCGAGATGTTCGAAAAGTACCCCGAGTGCGAGTGGGTCTACTTTTCAGACTGTGACGCGATGATTACAAACCATACCCTCCCACTCGACAAGGTTGCCGACAACCGGTTCCACGTCATCGTACCGGCAGACATCAACGGGACAAACTGCGGAAACATTTTGATTCGTAATTCAGAAGTGGGCAGGGGGTTTTGTCAGTCGATGGTGGCGGCCCGGCCAGCCTACAGAGACAATATGATGGCTGAAAACCAGTGGATCCAAGAAATGGCCACGGCAACCTACTGGAAAAAGTACATCAAGATTGTCCCACAACGGATTATGAATGCCTATGACTACTCACTGTACCAGTTTCCAAAGTTTACAGGGACAAAGGATATTCTTGGCGTAGATGGCCAGTGGAAATCAGGTGACTTTATGCTTCACATTGTGGGAGGAATGGCAATCGATAAAAAGTCACTGCAAGAAAGAATTTCAATTGCAAAACAATACTTGGATAAAGTTATCAAGTAGTGTAATAGTATGATTGTTGACACTTTTATGTTTTACAACGAGTTTGATGTCCTTGAAATTCGACTAGAAACCTTGGGACCCTATGTGGACCTTTTTGTCCTTGTTGAATCGGAGGTGAATCATATAGGTGGCGACAAGGAGCTCTTCTTTCAACAAAACAAGGATCGGTTTTCAAAATGGAATTCTAAAATAAAACACGTCGTGGTGACGAAGGAGGAGTCTCCGACGGACAAGAGCCCATGGGCTCGTGAAAAGTATCAGCGCGAGTGTATACTGCGTGGTCTAGAGGGTCTTCCGGATGACACAATTGTTATGATTAGCGATGTTGATGAGATTCCTGACATGACGCGTTTTCGATGGGAGCACCTGCCGCACCGGGTGATTGCCCTGCACATGTGGATGTACATGTACAATTTCAACTTTCTGTTTACTGGGGAGGCGTGGGTCGGGACTGTGGTTACGCAGATGGAGCTTGTGCGGAGTCACGGTATCAACTTTTTCAGAGACAACCGCTGGAAGTTTCCTGTCGTGCGGTTTTCAGGGTGGCACCTGAGCAGCTTCGGGGATGAAAAGCACGTGCTCAACAAGATGCGGACATTTGCACATGCACTTGACGAGAATGGACACAAGCATTTGCAGACCGAGGAGAATATCAAAAAGTGGATTCAGGAGGGGAAACACGTGGATGGTGCGACAGATTTGATGCCCAGACCACCCGAGGCAACCCTCCCTCCAGTCAATTGCAGTAAATTTCTCCTGTAATAGTATATGCCTCACACCAAGTCGCACGCCGAGAAACATGGACGAAGTGTTTACGCAAGACTCTTGAAAAGACACGGAGCTATACAACGAAATGGTAATATATTTTACAATGCTCAAGAATCCGTCAATATGGGTCCTCGTCGCATCAATATGCTTATGAAACAGGCACAGACTCCCCGCACGCGATACAATTACCTGTTAAAACAGGTGAATATGCCCGAAAAGGTACAGAAGGAAAATGAGGCGTCTGCTTTTCGCCGGATGCTAGCAGCTGTGCGTGCTCGCCTCAGACACACTGGACGGAAATTAAACAACTAAAATTAGTCTAAGCTCGTCTTCGACAACTTCGGGTGAAAATATACCCATATAAATAGCCTTTCTCCGAAGCAATTCACGGACATCATCAATATGAAAAAATTTTAAAAAATTTGTTTTTGTTGGTATGTTTGTGAGGGGTCCTCCAGCGGTGGCATCTCTTTGCCCCTGACAAACAGGCCAAGTAACTCGTCTGAGTTCGAACATTTCTGAATCTAAATTGTCAAGTCTCGGGAGTATGTTTTCTCTGATGAGTTTTTTAACCTCATCCACATCTGTGTTTGTCCACATATGTTTATACAGGGAGCTCTCCCTCTAAGGTTGATGTTCCTCCTGCGTGAACCATCAACATCCCCATAAGACCAAACACAATTCCTAGATACTGTACCGGGGAACTGAATCTTTCCCCTAAAAAGAAATAGGCGACAAGTGCCCCGAGCACTGTAATCATACCTTCCCACATTGCCGACACGTACATCAGACTTTCAGATGAGAAACTCTGAATCAAAAAATACATAACACCGATGTAGCCTACGAGCCCTCCGAGCAGGTGGTGGTACTGATTCGACTTGGCAAACCATTTAAAGTGGACATTGCCAAATGTCTCGGCGAGACTCATCATCAGGATGTTGACAAGCGCCATCTACCTTTACTAAAGATTTTTGCTTAAAGGAAGGGACTCCTGGGGAGGTATGGGGTGGGGCATCAACATCACTCAGGACGAGAAAGGTCATGTGTACTGTAACGATGCAAAGTTTGAGACGGATGACAGGGACTATGACGGGTATCCTCCCTCAAGCTACGACTACATCTGCAACTATATGGATCGTCATTACCACTCTGAAATTGACATGGCCCGCGATGAGGGCAGTGTCGAACTTGCAAACGAATGCTGCAGGGACGCCTTTGAATCTTCAAAACTTGCATATGAATATTTGGACGAGGAGGAGAAGATGAGGATGCACGAAAAGTGGCTCGAACAAACAAAGGAGGAGATTACAACGTGTGTCGTGGATGAATTGGCCGAGAGAAATACCATCATGGAGATTGAAGAGTACAAAAAGGGAAACTCTGACAGGATTACTGAACTCGAGGTGAAAATAAAGGAACTTGAGGAGGGTCTGAAATTTCTGAAGCAGCCTCTTCAAGTTTTGGTCGACAAGCTGTACATCATTCAGCAACCGGCCGAAATGAAGGGTCAACTCGAGGGTCTCCTTTTGAAGGAGAATGCAATCTTCGACGAGGAGGAGGACTGGGGGTGTGATAAAGAGGAGAGCTCTTGAGTCGGTATGGAGGGTTGGATCGCCGTGTCTCGCACACACAGTTTGAAAATTGGACACCCGTCCCGCATAACTTTTAAGAATAAGAATTATGTGGTATGGAAGTCAGATTCGTGTGGTACTCAAATTATGCCCGATGCGTGTTGTCACCGTGGGGCTTCACTCTCACTTGGAAAGATTGAGCGCGATGGGTCACTCACGTGTGGATACCATGGATGGAACTTTAAGTGCAACCGGATGAAGCAGCCATGGTCAGAAACAGTCGAGTATATTTCTCCAGAGTTTGACACTCGTGAACAGGATGGTCTTTTGTGGGTCCGGCCCCGTGGTCTCGATGGAATCCATGGACCTCCCCCTGTTCCCTATCAAGATGATGGTTCGTTCAACACAGCCTGGTTTGACACTGAGATTAACCAGTGTGCCCAACTTATTATTGAAAATGGAATTGACCCTGCGCACGCCTCATGGGTTCACGCCAATGGACTCGGATTTGGAACTGAAAATGAGGAACCGACCGATGTCACCCATGGCTGGAACACAATCACATTCAGATACATTCCGAACAAGTATGCATTCACCACAAGCTTTTTCGGTGCCAGAAATACAAAGAATTTTCACGCGTTTGAACTGCCGTACACAACATGGTCAGAGGTTATCCTCGAATCTGGAAAGAAATTGATGACCTACGTGACTCTTTGCCCAATTTCAGATTCTAAAACAAAAATGTTTGTGGCGTTTGCAAACAACCTCGGGGTTCCTTCTGAAGTTTTTGTCATTATGGGAAAGGAGATTGTAAACCAAGACAGGAAGATTCTCGAGAATCAAGACCCGAGCTTTGCAAACAAGGGTCTCAGTGGAAAGTATGACCAACTGTCTCTGGCATACAGAAATGCACTTCAGAATTTAACTTTCAAGTAGTAATTTCATACAATATATATTCAGAATTCTCTTGAGTCTCTTTCCAAAAATCACGCATCTCTTCCTTTGTCTCCTTTTCCATGATTTTTGTCTTGTAAACAATCTTCTTTTTGTTTTCTTGACGCTTCGTCTTGTCCTTTTTGACAACCTTGATAACACAGACGGGGCACGCGACCAACATACCCAGATAAATAACTGAAGCTTTATTAGGACATGTTCAAGTTTTTGAACTGGTGTCTTGCGTGGGTCATCCGGGTCCCGCACATGGACCACAAAACGAAATATTTCACTCTGTGTTTTTTGCAAGACCCCGATTTCCACGAATTGTTACATGCAAAAATGTTAGTTTATCAAGTAAAGAAACTGTGCATATAAAGTGTAATGAAGGCGGCTTTGATTACAGGTGTGACGGGCCAAGATGGCTCGTATCTGGCTGAACTTCTGTTATCAAAACAATACACTGTGTATGGGTTGGCGAGGTACTGCTCTGAGAAAAAGACGGATCGCCTGCAAAATGTACTTTCCAATTCTGAATTCAATTTGATTCAAGGGGACTTGACGGATACCTCCCGGATCCGGTCCATAATTGATTCTCTAAATTCCACATACGAAATGATTGAGGTTTACAATTTGGGGGCACAGTCCCATGTGAAGATATCCTTTGACCAGCCCGAGTTTACTGCAAATGTGGATGCCCTCGGGACACTCCGGATCCTTGAGGCTATCCGTCAGACCAATTCACTTTCTAAATTCAAATTCTATCAAGCAGGGACGTCTGAGATGTTTGGTAAGATTCAGGAACCAATTCAGAATGAGAATACCCCCTTTTATCCCCGGAGTCCTTATGGTGTCTCCAAGTTGTGTGCGTACTGGTTCACACGCAACTACCGAGAGGCCTATGGTATGTTTGCGTGCACAGGTATACTTTTCAATCATGAATCAGAAAGGAGAGGTGATGACTTTGTGACGCGGAAGATTACCAAGGGTCTCGCCGAGTGGACCAGGACCAAGAAGCCAATTGAACTTGGAAATTTGGATGCAAAAAGGGACTGGGGACACGCCAAGGATTATGTAAGGGCCATGTGGCTTATGCTCCAGACGGAGACGGCAGACGACTATGTGATTGGAACCGGCGAAACACACTCTATTCGGGAGTTTATTGAGGTGGCCACATCTACAATTGGAATTACAGGTCACTGGGAGGGATCGGGGACGGAGGAGCAATTTGTAAATTCAAATGGTGAAGTGGTTGTCAAGGTGAACCCCGAGTTTTACAGGCCGGCCGAGGTGGATGTGCTTATCGCCGATCCACGAAAGGCGTACCATGACCTCAATTGGATTCCTGAAATAAAATTCAAGGATCTCGTGACGGCCATGGTCGTGAATGACATGCTGTAATAAAGACAAGTTGACTTGGAAGACTATGAAGGTGACCTTTCTTGAAGTGAGAAACCTGAACGAGAATGACCCCATGTTGTTGGAGTCTGCCCCATCTGTCCGCGAGTACGACGAGGCATATGATGCAATTGGCCAAACACTTGTCCCGACCCCCATCCACCCCTTCCACTCTGTGTACCTTGTTGACACCCAAGCATTTCACGACCCCAAATCTGCAAAGATTTATGCGACCAAAGTGAACAAGACTGTCACAGAGGCCCCGGTGATGACTCTGTCTCCGCCGTTTGTAGATGACCCGGGGTCTCTCGTGGGGACAACTGTTGACATCCTGTACGTGTACCGCGGAGGGTTCCTGTGGATCACAGGGGGGCACACAATTCACCGAACTGTGTCTCGAGCACCTGACGAGGGGGATACTGAAGATGTACGACTCAATCTCAACGGACGACCTTTCCACGCGCGCGTACAGTTTAATTAAAGATACAATTTTCGTATACATTATGAGCTGGCTCTTTGTCGGTCCCCGTCTTTTGGCAGGTATAGGACAAGTCACCAAAAGATATGCAGACCTCGTGAATGGAGAATATGTGGAGTTTGGAAACCCACCCTCAAAACCACACTATGATAAAGGTTTTGCATTTATTCTCCCATTTAAAGAAAATATAGATTTGGTCGATCAATATTCTAAATTTTGTGGGAGTATGAAGGTGATGACTATATGTGAGACTGAGCCTGTGAATGATGCTTACAAGATAATAGCCGACAAGTACAGTGAGGTGTATGTGGCGTCAGAGTTTTGCAAGGAGGTTTTCTCTCGTCAATTTCCAAATACAAATTGGAAAGTGTTGCACCTGTATGCTCCTCCTCCGGCACTTCAGTATACCCCCTCTGGGTCAGGTCCGTATGTTTTTTACACTATAGGGAATGTGATGGATCCTCGGAAGAACTTCCAGTCTCTTTTGAATTCCTTTTTTGAATTGAAAATGGAGAATGCCATCCTGTTAGTGAAGGCTACATGCAATTCTGATTTCAAATTGGAATTACCTGGTGTAGTGGTGATTAACGGGTTGTTGAGTTTGGACCAGATGGAGAATATACACAAGAAGGGTCACTGTTATATCAACTGCTCACACTCCGAGGGTGTCGGAATGGGGGCGGTCGAGGCGGCTCTCCGGTCCAAACCCGTCATAATAACAGATTACGGGGGACTGAAGGAGTATGTGCAGACCCCGTGGGTCATCAAGTGCACAAAGGGCCCGATTGGCTTTGACGATTTTCTTTTTAAATCGGAACATGAGTGGGGTCATCCGAGCTACCAGGACTTGGTCACCCACATGAAGGACTGTTATGAGAGGAAAGTTAGGGAGTGGGACCATTCACACACTCACAAAATTATGCGCGATTTGGGGTTGTTGGAACAGCTGGGAAGTTAGTTGCGGCGTTGGCACCCATTATACGGACACCCTCGATAGCCTTGGCAACGGCGTGAATCAGGTGGGCCTTTTCGGCAGACTCGGCCGCCTCCTTGAAAACCCGCTGAACAGCGCCGTAATTGGCATTCTGGCGCTTTTTGTACGCATTCAGGTTGTTGGCCGCCTTGTTGAACATACGGCTCGCATTCTGGAGCTGGTTGGTCGCATTCATTGCATTCTTGTTTGCAGAAACGATCAGGTTGTTGACCAGGTTGCTCGCTCCCTGATTCATCTGCTGTGCGGCGTTATTCACACTCTTGACTCCCTGGGTCGCATAGTTGACGCTGTTGGTCATCGCCGTCATCTCACGGTTTGCACTCATTTATAATATAAAAAGATTTAAAATTTATCAGGTTTGGCCGGGGGCGCGGCTGGAGCCTGGGGGTTTTGTGAGTCGACCCAGTATTGTGCCAAGTACACAGTCAACCCAACAATCAGAGTCGAAGACAAGAGGAAAGACTTTTCTGAATTTAAAAACAAAACAGCGTCATCAACCACCTTGACCCCTGTAGGCTTTGTAATAATCTTAGGAACTATGTAGACCATAAGGAAATTTATAAACATAGCGGCCCAGATGTAATTCCACTCAATTTCCATATTAATTTAGACTAATATTTAAAATTAGGGCTTGGGTACATTGGCGGCTACTGCAACGAGTGAGTTTGAACGTCTCAGTGCGGCATTGTTTACACTGTTGACGTTTCTCTCGAGCGCTGCCGCCGCCTTTGCCGCAGCTGCCACCTTTGCCCTGTTTTCCTTCTCCTTTGCTATTTTCGAAAGTAAATCCTCGAGTTGTTTGCGCTGGTTTTCTTTATTTTTCTCAAGTTTCTGGAGTTTAAACTCCAGTGCTGCGTTTGATTTCGTTGGGAATCTTGCGCCCAAGTATGCAACTGGTCTGTTGAGCACGCGTGCGGCCCGGACCCCCGCAAGCCGCCCCCCCTTCGCGGCAGACATTTTCAAGTTTCTCAGGTATCTTCCGATACCCGTCACATCGGCCCCTAAACCCTTTGTAAAATTCGAAGCAGTCGCCTTTATCTTTTTTCCATAATCGTAAAATCGTGCGGCACTTGTGCCTCGGGTCGAAAAGCCTGCAGCCCTGTTTAAAGCAGAAATGTAGTACTGTCTGTACCTCTTGTATCCTACAGGATCAAACTTTTGGAGAGCCACAGAGTTTCTTGCCCAAGCATCTGCGGCATTTTTCATTTGAGAATGTAAATTCATCTCAGCCTTTCTGGCATTGAGAATAGCCCTTCTCAAATTCGTATTCTGAATCTTCCCCCGGTTGTACATGTTTCTAATCTGAGCCTCTGTAATTTGACCCTTGTATCCTCGAATACCGCGAATCTGATGTCTTATCTTGGAAAATTTGTATGGTCTCTCGGCTTTTCTCCGAGCATACTCATTGAACGTCTCCGGTGGGTTTTTATTAAAAGGAAGTATAATTCCATATCTATTTGTCCCAATGACCTTTCCATTTTCATTAATTGTATTCATGTTGGGAGCCCGAACCGCCGCATCCATATAATAAAGTTTTATATTTTTTTTCGGTGTAAAGTGTAGATGATGACCTGGGGTCCATATTTTTGGGGCACACTTCACATAGCGTGTTTGACAGCCCCTCCTGTGCTAACAGATGAGCACAAAAACGCATTTGTTAATTTTGTTAAGAGTTACACTATGATTCTTCCGTGCCCAGCGTGTCGCCGCCATTTCCAGGAGGTCCTTGACCAATTCCCAGTAGAAACCCATCTGAGCTCTGGGAGAGACTTGTTTGCTTGGTCAGTCGCAGTCCACAATATAGTCAATATGAAGATAGGCAAACCTGTCATAAGTCTCAGAGATGCATTCATGTACTGGAATGAGAGATCAAATTATGATGAGCAATTTCCAATCGAAAATACACTTTTGATCCTCGGACTCGTACTTGCATTTTATTTTCTACTTCTAAAGTAATATGTCAAACTTTGATCCCACGGAGCGGTTTCATAGCGTAGTGTACACAGGGAAGATTGGTCTCATAGTTACACTTTTAATTCTGAGCATCGTGAATGGTCACAAGGATTTTGTCGAAAAGGAGCCTCGGAAGTTTCTGTCAGGGTGTTTGATTTTTGCACTCCTCATGGGTCTCAGCTCAGCGTTGATTGCATTCAACAGAAGGGCTGATTGGATGAGTCCACTTTTTATAACATTTTTGTTCTTTTTCTTTTATGCGGTTGTCCGTGAGTTTTCTGGATACTATGCATTGATGTCAAAGGGGGCAGCTCCACAAGAAGCCAAGGAAAAGAAGTACCTGTTGGCGACTATAATTCCACTTGGATTCATTCTATTATGTTTTGCCGGCTATTATGTGAACAAAGCGCGGGTGTCTCCCCCACCTGATACGAGAATAGGTTTCCTTCCCGAACTTGTACTCTTTATAATTCTGGGAACACTTGCAGAAACTGGGGTGAGTGTTCAGCACGGAGACAAGAGTGCCATTTCAAATCTTTCAAATGTTTTAATTTATGTGCTTGCTCATTTGTTCCTCCAGTACGGAGGCTTTTACGAGGAGGCTTTTGCCCCCGTGAACTGGAAGAACTTGTAGCTTAAAAAAGACACCTCCAGCTACAGTATAGTATGAGCTATGAGCGTCTTTCACATGTCGAACACATTCTTAAGCGCCCCGACACATACGTCGGATCCCTGGCCCCCGAGTCCACAACTCAATGGACCCGAGTTGCCAGCAATTTTCAACCTACTGTATGTGTGGTATCACCTGGGCTGGTGAAGATTTTTGACGAGATTTTGGTGAATGCCATCGACCAATATTCACTCCACCCCAAAAAGGTGAATTGTATCGAGGTCTTTGTTCACCCCGACAAGTCGGTCACTGTGTACAACGCCGGTGTAGGAATTCCAATCAAGAAACACGAAAAGGAGGACATCTGGATTCCCGAACTCATTTTCGGACACCTGCTGACGAGTTCCAATTACAATGATGATGAGCAGCGCGTCACCGGAGGACGTAACGGCTACGGTGCAAAACTAGCCAATGTATTCAGTTCCATGTTTAAAATTGAAGTCAGTGACGGAAAAAAGATTTACAAACAAACATGGACCAACAACATGAGCGTCACAGGGGCGCCGGAAATTATTAAAATTGAAAAGATTCCGTACGTCTCGGTGACTTTTGTGCCCGATTGGCCCCGGTTCGGAGGTCCATGTGATTTTCAGAATCTAATTGAAAAGCGAGTCTGGGACTCGGCCATGTGGTGTTCCAAGGCGGATGTACATTTGAACACAAAATTACTGAAAGTGGATAACCTGGAGGAGTATGCGAAGATGCACATGGGGAGTGTTCCGGTGGCGAGACACGTGGATGAGTTTTGCGAGGTGATTGTGGGCCACTCAAAGTCGGGTGCATTCCAGCAGTGCTCGTGGGTCAACGGCATTTCAACCACAAAAGGGGGAAGCCACGTGGACCGCATAGTAAAGTCAATCATCGAGGAAATCAGCAAAGACAAGCGGATCCAGGTCAAGCCCGCGCAAATCAAGGCGAGTCTCTTTGTTTTTGTACGGGCCGTCATTGTAAACCCCACATTCAGCAGTCAGACCAAGGCGGAGTGTACATCAAAAATTACCGATACTCCCAATTTTAAACCAAAGTTCATCAAGGATATCCTGGCCACTGGTGTGTTTGACGACCTGGTTGCCCTTGGCCTCGCAAAGGTTGACAAGGAGCTCAAAAAGACCGATGGGAGTAAAAAAGCCAGAATTACAGGGATTCCGAAGCTTGACGACGCAAACTGGGCCGGAACACACCGGAGCCACGAGTGCACCCTTATCGTGACGGAGGGTGACTCTGCGAAAGCCCTTGCCGTTGCCGGGCTGAGCGTTGTAGGCCGAGACAAGTTTGGCGTGTTCCCACTCCGGGGTAAGCCTCGCAATGTTCGGGACGCGAGCATAAAACAGGTGACTGAAAATGACGAGTTTTCCAACCTCAAAAAGATTATCGGGTTGCAACATGGCAAAGTCTATAATTCCCTGAGAGAATTGCGGTACGGCCGCCTGATGATTATGACTGATGCCGACCTCGACGGCTCACACATCAAGGGCCTCATCCTGAATATGATTCACGTGTATTGGCCTCAGCTTATTCAACTTGGTTTTGTGGTGAGTATGGTGACTCCTGTGATTAAGGATGGAAAGACTTGGTTTTTCAGTGAGGAGGAGTTTAGGGCCTCAAAGTCTTCATCATCTGGTGTCAAGTACTACAAGGGTCTCGGGACATCCACCTCTGCCGAGGCCAAAGAGTACTTCAAGCAGATTGACAAGCTCACTGTCATTTTCAATTCTGATCCAAAATTGGATGAGTCTATGACACTGGCTTTCAGCAAGGCACTCAGTGATGAGAGGAAGGAGTGGCTCACGAAGCACATGGCTCATCCACCGAAAGGAATCCCGTACGGACACATCAAGACTGTATCTGTGACTGACTTTGTGCACAGGGACCTGGCAAACTTTAGTGCCGAGGACATTAAGAGGAGTATTCCGCACGTCGCCGATGGACTGAAACCGAGCCAGCGAAAGATCATCTATGCAGCCCTCAAAAAGAATCTTGTGCAGGATATGAAGGTTGCCCAACTCGCTGGTTACGTGGCGGAACAGACGGCTTACCACCACGGCGAGGCTAGCCTCCAAGGAACCATCGTCAACTTGGCCCAGAATTTTGTGGGTTCAAATAACTTGAATTTGCTCGAGCCGAGTGGGCAGTTTGGGACCAGGCTTGCAGGTGGAAAGGATGCAGCCAGTTCCAGGTACATTTTCACGAGACTGGCCCCATATACGAAAAAGATTTTCGACCCCTCTGACAATGAGGTCCTAAAGTACATTGTGGATGACGGACAGCAAGTCGAGCCCGAGTTTTACGTCCCTGTTATTCCTATGATTTTGATAAACGGGGCGGAGGGGATTGGCACGGGGTTTAGCTGCTACGTTCCCCCGTTTGATCCCGAGGCGGTCAAGCACAACATCCTGTGCGCCCTTGACCAGGTTGCAATGGTCCCGATGAAGCCGTTTTTCAAGGGATTCAAAGGAAAAATCACAAAAACCAAGGACCACACGTGGGTCATGACTGGAATGGTTGAGAAAGAGGGCTCACAGCTGCACATCACCGAACTCCCACCTGGCAAGTGGATCCAGGACTTTAAGGAACACCTGGACAACCTGGTCGAGAAAAACACAATTCAAAAATATGAAAATTATTCGACGGAGATGAGGCCTGACTTTCGGGTATGGGGTTACACGGGGGATGACCCTGTGAAAGATCTAGGCCTTTCAAAGACTATTCACACCAGCAACATGTATCTCATCGGGCCAGATGGTGCCGTGAAAAAGTACGCAAGCCCTGAGGAGATTATTGTGGACTACATCGATATTCGCATCGAAACATATCGGAAGAGAAAGGCCCAACTGATTTACCAATTAGAAAGTGAAATTGCCTGGATCAAGACAAAGAGGGAGTTTATCACAGGAGTCATCAATGGAAACATCAAGGTGCTGAACGAGCCGCTTGAGCAAGTCAAGAGCCAACTCCGAAAGCGAAAGTTTGAGGAGAATTTCGTTCCCAAATTGCTCGACATCAAGACGTACAACTACACACAAGAGGAGGTTCAGAAACTAATTGACCTTGATGTTAAGAAGCGGGGGGATCTCGAGGCGCTCAAAGCGACAAGCGTGCTTCAGATGTGGAAAAATAACCTGAGTGATTTGTAGTATGAGTTTAACTCCATTGACAAAATTGCAAAAACTTGTCGAATACGAGCGTATAATTCAACACAGATTGGTTTCATTACAACTTGCTGTCCAAGAGAGAATTAGAAACACAGCACAGGGGGTGACGAAAAAGGGTATAGAGACTGTTCAGACCCCACCGGGCCCCCCTCCAGCCCCCATTCCCCCAAATATAGTGCTGACCCCTGTCCAAGTGAGCGGGGTCTACAAGGCGACATCGATGAATGTAATTACATTTTATGTGAGCACGGCGTGGCCCCTCATGAGCTCAACTGACCGTGCACCTATTGGCCCAGGCTGGAGCGTCATCGGTATGACTGGTGTCTCTGGAAACATCATTGTGACAGGTGCCACAGACAAGGAGGGTGTCCTTCAAATTGGTGAGGGAAATTCAGAATCGTACCTGTGGTCTTTCACGTGTCAGACGGATACCGAACAAAACTTGCAGGGTGTCCAGGGGGTGATTGGCGCAATTCTGTACCCACCAAGTGCATCTTCCCTCACAACAAACTCAACAATTGGACTCTTGTCCGGATTTTACTTTGTGACCAATGGACGACTTGTGTTTTACATAAGAGGGTCAGGGGCCCCGGTGGGCTTTGGCTCGGGATGGACAGTCACTGGGCTTCCCGGACTCATGAGCAGTAATGTATCGACAGTAAACTATGTACCTACTCCGGGCATAATATCCGAGCAGTTCCCCTACGACTCATATGTGACCCTCGCTAGCGAAAAGGTGGAACTCAATACGGTCGCCCCGGTCGAGTGCACGGCAACTGTTAAACAACCCGAGAGCCAAGCCAAAGTCATAGGAGCAAACGTCATGTACCAAACATCCTACACATCCAATGTCATCATTCAAATGAATTCAAATATAAAATTAACAGGGGGTGCTCCTCTTCGTGAACTCAACGACCAAGTCGCTGGAAAAATATTTCAGGATGAGTACAAGGACATTACAAAAGTAGGATACAATTCAGCCACCTCATATGCACTGTATGCAGTTGGACCACAAGAAAAGTACACAACTGGAAAGGATGACAGAATTTGGAACACAAATTGGCAACAACATTCAAACTTTGTGCTTTATCAACAGTACATTCCTATTCAAGGGACCCAGTTTCTTAGCCAAACAATAACAATCGAGTTGAAACCCAAAGAGCTCGGGGACCTTTTGTGCAACATGTACTTTACGTGCCAGCTGCCCGCGCTCACAAGTACCTCGAATATATACACAAATCAGGTGGGTCGGTCTCTGATTGCCCAGTGTGACTTTATGATTAATGATACTGTGGTGGAGACTGTGTATGACGACTGGTTTTTCATAAAGGATCAAACCTTTTTGGACGCGGATGAGCAGACTTCTATGTTTTATGCCGTGAATGGGGGGTCATCCAGCTCTCTGAGTCCAACTTCGGCCACGACTGTATATGTGCCCTTGGAATTTTTCTTTTGTCGGAGACACTCGCACTTGAATAAGGGCCGTGAAAGACTCCGAAGACCCTACTTTCCACTGTGTGCTCTAAAAAATCAGTACATTTACATTAGAATTCAATTTCAACCATGGATTTGGATTTCAAACGACAGAGGAGTTGCCAATCAGGAAATTATAAATCCCGCCTTGGTTCTTGAGCAAGTCAAGTTGACCCAAGTGGAGAAACTGTATTACCAATCGACAAAACTCAGGTTTGTGGTGAACCGGCTCAAGAAAGAATCGGTCCTTTCATTCAGTTCCTACACTCCACAGCTCCAGCTGACGGCCAGTTTTCCAGTGCAGCTCCTCGTGTGGTTTTTCAGAAACAAAAAGTACGAGACAACAACCTCTGTGCTCTACAACGACTCACGGTACGAATACGGATTCACTACAAAATACGTGCAGACGGCCATTTCCCTGCCATTTGTGAGCCAGACGAGCTACTTTGTCGACCCAGTCAACTCATTCAAAATTTTACTTAATAACACAGACATTACAAGTACATTTCAAGGGTCTTTGTACTATGCGTTCAAGCAGCCCATGGAGCACAATCTGAGCATTCCCGCAAAGAACATATACATGTATTCTTTCGGGCTCAATCCGAAAGAGTACAATGCTGGAGGATACATAAACTTCTCGAAGCTAAACTCTCAAACAACAACTCTGCAAATTGTTCTAAATCAACAATATGCCACACAGGTGCTCCAGGGTTACAATTTGTATTTATTCTATTACGGGTACACTGTCCTCGAATTTGACGGAGGAAGCGCCCGTTTGCCTTTTATGTAACTGACTTTTATGTATGTGCTCTATAATTCCGTTGGTGATACACCAGCGAATAAAGTTCAATTGAGCAACAGTTGTGGTAACTCCTTGAAATTCAATGCGCTCGGTCCTACAAAAGGGATCGAAGAGCTTTTTTGAGTACCCATCAAGGGAAGACTTGTATGCGACATGTACCGTAAACATCTTGCCATTTGGCGTAGTATATGTCACATTCCGAGATTTTGAATAATTTGTAACAAACCATTCCAAATTACGAAGGGATATGCCCTTCCTGTGTGAGAGGATGTCATGTAGTTGTTCTGAGTTTTTGTCGTTGCTGAAAAACCGGGTGAGACTCTCGAGAAGTAGACTTGATTTATTCATTGTACTATTAATTAACTAAATGTTTAAGCCAGTATTTGGCGCACTTGCTGTCCATACAACCGGTGTGTTTGAAGTTGCCACCGTCTGCGCCTTGAGCACCGGAATCTGATTCTGATGAAACTTGCAGTATCCATTCGCCTGGGGTTCCTTGAGGCACCTCTTTTTATTCTTGAGCGTCCCCTGGCAGAACCTAGTCTCTATTCCGGATACATCCCGCGTGAGCTGCTCGAGAGGAATCTCATACATCTTAGAGATGACCTCAAGGGACTTGTTGAGGCGGAGGGCCACCCGCCGGTTCACCTCCTCTTCAATAAGTTCGAGAATCTGCTCCTCCATCTTTTGTACTTACCTACATAGTAAGCCTTGACTCTAAGCCCGTGAAAAGAAGTCGGTGATCCTCTGCGTCTTGGGCTGGAATATAATCTGTTCAACTTGATTCCCCAAAAGAGGCTCCAACAAGTCGCACACAGGTTTCTTGAGCTGGTTTGTAAAGTAGTAATTGTAGTCAATCTTCAGCTTCTTTTCAGCGACCCACTCCGGGTCCTCCGCCTTTTCAAACATTTTCCCCCTTCCTTCAATAATGACAAACTGGACCCGATCCCCCTGTTGGGGCTCTGACCCCGGGGCCATCTTTCGAATCTTGTCTCTGACCTCGACGTGCGGCATCTTCACCTTGTAATTTGCCGCCAACTGTTTGCTCATCATAAGTTTCGCCACCTCTACATTCCCCTCCATCAGATCCTTTGCCGAAGCCTTGGCAAACTCAACAACGGGCCGCGGATCATCACTCTCAAGAATCATCTCGAGCAGTTTCTTGAGTGTTTCCCGGACATACTGGCACGAATCCCGGCGAACCACCTGAAGACCCTTCACATCAATCTTTTTAAACACTACATTGTCCCCCTTTTTCTCGTACATCTTTGCCGCGTACCGCTTTTTGGAATACAAAAAATACGGACAATACACCTTTTCGAGCTCGAGGTCGTTCGGTGCTTTGAAGAGTCGTGTGCACTGTTCTGCAGCCTGCTCGCCAAGTTCCCACGAATAGTCGATAGCCTCCTGGCCTTTCCGGCCCTGGACATCAAACTCAACCATAACAGAGTCTGTAGGAATGTTAGTAAACCTTATTTTAAAAAATATAAAAACTAGTAAACATACCTGTATCACCATACCGCACATTCGCCCCCGGAAAGTTTGCCTCGACGTAATTCTTCGTCTCCTCAATCATTTGGCGACCTCTCATTGTCACCGTGGAGGCGATAGCAACAAGAGGTAAAAGGCCTTTAGAAGCCCCGCAAAATCCATAGATACTATTCATTGATATTTTATAAGCCAGCTGCTGCCCGTTGTACACAGCTTCCATAGGGGTCCCCTCTGCTTGGGCCATCAACTTTTTAGCCTTTTTACGGTACGCTTTCAAATCTGAAAGAATAACTGGAAGCAGGGATGGAACGTTTTGCGCAAATTTATGCGGCCCAAATGTTTCATATTCTACTCCGGGGAGGTTGTCAAACTGGGGGTCCATCACCATTGTAGAGTAACAAAGGTTGTGCGCGCACATAATTGATGGGTACAGGCTCGCAAAGTCGAGTGCAGTAATAGGTCCATAGTACGCGCCGGTCTGGGCCTCGAGCACTGTTGCACCTTGGTACTTTTCAGTCGGAAGGGACGGCCCGGTCTTTTTAAAGGTTGGGATCAAAAAGCCGAGCTGTCGCGCCTTGTAAGCCATCTGACTAAACACCTTGATTTGCTGGCCACGCTCACTCAGAAATGAAAGAGGAACCCAACACGCCTTGGCCATCTCAATTTGATTCTGAATTTGGAACAACTTGTCGAGGAGTTTATGGGGCAAAACAGTATCCTGCAAACAGTACTCTGCAACTTCCCCGAGTCGGACCGGGTCGCCCTCCAGGTACCTCCCGAAAATCTCCTTGACGGGCATGTCATTCTTTTGGTCTTTTAGAAAGTGCTTGGACACGTTGTTTAGGGAATAGCTCTCGAGTTTGTGATCGCGCTTCACATCCTGGAAGAAATCAAACACATATCTGCCGCGCATAGGCACCATTTTCAGCATGTTGTTTCCAAGGGCACTCGAGGATAGATTTTTGGATACAAGCTCTATAGGGGAGTCTTTGAACCGACCCCACGTTGGCGCGAGACCATTCAGAACAGATCGGACTTGCAGATATTCCAAATCGAAACCAAAAATGTTCCAGCCAGTGATTATATCTGGGTCAGTTTCAGTCATGTACTCTTCAAACCGGATCAGGAGCTGCTTTTCAGTTTGAAAAGACTCGCAATCAGGGGCTTGTGTTTGTTTGAGGCACAGGCACTTTCTGACTATTTCCGGTGATCCAAAGCGCTTGGTTGTCATACCAATCTGAAAGACCACGTCATCTCGTTTGGAGGGGTTTGGAAACTCTCCGGTTGACGAGTAGCACTCAATATCAAAGGACATGATGACTAGAGGTGCTATATCGTCTCTCTCGACGGGGGTCAAGGTTGAATTGTAGAGATCCACATGGCACGTGGTTAAATTGTTGTGCTCGCCCCCAGAAACTTCAAACCAGCCCGTCGAGCGGATTCCAGACACGTGCATAAAACGCAAAACAGGATCGACGTTCGCCTCATACACCTTTAGTTGCCCAAACCCCTTGAAAGGACCCTGCTGCAAAATATGCGCACAAATCTTCATATTTTTTAGAGTAAAAAACGAAACCTTGACAAACCTTTCCTTAATTTCATTTCTGAATCCCCACAGGTCCTTTGCTCGAACTTCTTCCATATTTTTGTACTTGATTGTTTGCGAAAGTGCAAATGCCATGGTTGCCAAGTCGTGTTGGGGTTTTAGTTTAATGAAAAAATAGGGGTCAAATGGGACGGTGACGCAGACGGAATGTTCCTGAGATCTCCCGTATACTCTGATGACGAATTGGTCATCAGCATCTTCACCCTCCCAGGCAACAGCCTGTACTTGCATACTCTCTCTGGTATTAATATCTCTAACTAGAGTATATGAGTAAGGTTTACTTTCTCCACGTGGACACCACCTCCACCACCGCTAATACAGTCATCAAAAACAACAATGGGATTGACTCATTTAATTGTTCTATTATTCTCGGCAAGGAGCATCGGAAGCTTCGTCGCGTGGCTCTCAAGTCGGCCGAGATTCCCCTTGGTTTCTTCAATATCCGTGCTCCGTATAACACGTTGACCATCAACATTGCAGGGGCCTTACAGTCTTATACGTTTAGCCCTGGTAATTACAACGCGACCACTTTTTTAAACACCCTCAACAATACAATTACACCCGCAGTCGGCTCATTTTTTTTAAATACCCTCACAAACACAATACAGTACACATCAGTCGTCGGAGCATCGAGCATCGTAGGAGATCCTGGGACCCTCGGGTACTTTATGGGCTTTCAGACAACACAGGTGGGGGTCATTATCGTCGCAGCCAAGTCTTACAATATAGATTTTGACAATTACATCTGTATTTATATTGAAAATTTGAGAAACTCATGCATGGAGCCTTATGCATGCACATTTAAGATTCCAATTACAGTTCAGAAAGGAGGTGTCCAGAATTATTTGGCCGACAGCACATTCAAGCAGTCGATTGAAATTTTTGATCCAAATTACAGAATAGATCGGTTGAATATCCAGGTCAGGGACAGGTTTGGAAACCCTCTGAGCAATAATGGTATTGATTGGTCTATGACTTTAGAGATGGAGTCGGATACTTAACCGAATTATTTTCCAACCTAATAATAATATGAGTCGCACTATTGACGGCACATTTACTACGACTTCAAAGAATTCATCTATTCAACAGTTCCGTCCCTATGATTTTGGCACGGATGCTATTGAGCGGCAGCGCGTGTCCCTTGGTCAGTCCCTTATTGATGCTGATTTCGAGTATGGTATTCAGCCGACCAAGTGGCAGACTCATCAGGAGATTCGCAAGACTCCTAGTTTTTTTGAAATTCCCGGAACAGATTTGGTGATTACTGATGTTGTTTCTGATGGAAACCCTGTATCAAACGTCTATGTCGGCACAACAAGTGCACTCCCTCCAGTCGGGTCTGTCATTAACGTGAATGGACTTCAAAACTATCAACGCACATCTGACCGGGCCGAAGGTTTCTTTCTGGTGACTGCCAACTACACTACACCCGGAGCATTCCTGACCCTCCCCTCAAACACATTTACATACTATTCAAAGGGTCAAATTACACAAGGTCAGATGGTTACACCCTCAACAACTATTCGTAAAGGAAGTGTGTTCAACGCCGGAAACTGCAAAATTTCAGTCACTTCAATTTCACAAAGTGCCAATTTGGTCACTGTGTATACAGCCAATGTCCACGGGATGATGCCCGGGACACCACTGTGTTCTAACAGTTGGACGGGTACAGGAGTCGTCGGACTCAACGGAAACTTTTTTGTCGAGGGTGTTCCCTCTGGAAATTCATTTATATTCAGTTCCTTGGTGTCTGCGGCCGGAACTACAACACCTACGAATGGTTCTATTTTCGTACAGCCGTACTCGACTGTGACCCACCGGCCATTTGATGGCGGAGTGCTGTTGACCCCTCTCGTGTCTACCCACGGGGCAATGGTCTGCCGTCAATCCAAAAAGGTTTTCCGGTACCAATCCGGCAAGGGTCTCCTGTGGTCCTCGGGTACCCTGTTTTGCCCAAACAATGACTTGTCCCGTGTCACCGCAGCAGGGACTGCAATTGGAAGCAACATTACAGTCCAGACAGATGTGTACCACGGTGCTCAGGTGGGAGCAATCATCCAGCTCCGAGGAATAACAACATCCGGATACAACGGAACATACACAGTATCCTCTGTGAATGATTCAAAATCCGTAAATGTGGTTGCTACAACAACACTCGGATCTACCCTCGCTGCATTTGCAGTGCAGCCCCGGTTTATTTTATCAAATTGGCAGGGGTCATCTGCTCGTGCGGGCTGTTTCGATGACCAGAATGGTTTGTTTTGGGAGTGGGACGGTCAGACTCTATGGGCCGTCAAGCGCTCGTGTACATTTCAACTGGCCGGTACCGTGATTACAGTTCCTAACGGTCAGACTCTGGTCGGAAACACATATACTGACACGCTCGTGTCCACGGTCACTTTTGGAACACAGGCAATTACATTCCCGACAACAGTGAACATTGGCGATGTTTCGGCCCAAGTGACTGTCAGCTCAACCGCAGGACTCATCAAGGGAATGCACGTCGTATCAGGATTTTACCCAGGATACATCGATACGGCCTACATAGTATCTGTTGATTCTCTGACAGCATTTACAGTAGGGTTCTACCCAATCGCAGTTCAAATCCCATTCGGAAATAAAACTGGAAATGTAACATTTGTGTACCCCACGACCCGTTTCCAAGATCAGCTCAAAGTTGGAGACAAGTTTGTTATGAGGGGGATGACCCACACAGTCACCGCCATCCTGTCTCAAGGTGTTCTCAATTTTAATCCACCATTCAGAGGTTTGGCCCAAATTTCAGTCCCAATCAAGGCGTCTCGTGTTATTGATATACGGACAAGTCAGTCAAACTTCAACAGAGATACCCTTGATGGTCTGGGCGCCTCTGGATACAAGGTGGACGTCACAAAGATGCAAATGCTTGGGCTCCAGTACACGTGGTATGGAGCTGGTTTTGTGGACTTTATGATGCGCGGATCCGACGGCAACTGGGTGTTTGCCCACCGCATCCGTAACAATAACGTGAATGACGAGGCCTACATGCGAACAGGAAATTTACCCGTCAGATACGAGCTCATTAATGAAATGAATGCAGCTGTTTCAACCCTCAACGGACAGATTACTACAACAACTTCAAACATCTTGTTGAATGACGATACAACGTACTGGCCCACATCTGGAATTGTTTTGATTGATTCTGAATTGATGTATTATACATCAAAGGCTTCTTTTGCACTCAACGGGATAACCCGGGCTACAACTTTCAACTATGTAATTAATGATGTCGCCAGAACATTTACAGCCTCGACTGCAACCAGTCACACTTCAGGGGCGACAGTTTTACTCACAAGTATAACAGTGACACCAAGTTTAACGCATTGGGGGTCTGCTTTCCTTATGGATGGATCGTTCGACCAGGATCGTGGATACTATTTCAACTTTTCAAATATATACACATCAAACATCCAAACGACACAGACTGGGGCGACCGCAGTCCCCTTGTTTATGTTGCGTTTGGCGCCATCAGTGAGTAACGGTATTGTAGGAAACATAGGTGATCGTGACCTTATGAATCGTGCACAGCTGCTTCTCCAAAAGATGGAGGTGTCTGCAAATCAAACACTTAACGTGGTTGGAATCTTAAATCCCCAGGGTTTTACAAACATTACTTGGACACCAGTAAATTCTATTTCGAACCAAGGTCAGCCAAGTTTCTGTCAAGTCAGTAACAGCTTTACATACTCGGGGTCTTACCAAGGAGGGGAGCGCATTGTGTCTACTATTTCCGCCGCCGGAGCAACCAACGTCATCGATTTAACTGCTCTGAAAGAGTTGACAGGTGGAGTCATCGGTGGACCGTACTTTTTCCCCGATGGACCTGACACTCTAGTCATTTATGCAGCAAACGCAGGAACTGCAAATGTGACAAATACTATAGTCAACTTGTTCTGGTCAGAGGCACAGGCTTGATGTCCAACTCTGAAAGATAAAGAGGTCTTGTAACTTTATTATAAAATGGAATTGAAATTCAAGGGGAGGTGTCACGAGTGCCGAGCCCCACTCGACCCTTCTGTACATGTATATTCAAAGTTTGAATTCCAACAGGTACTTGCGTGGTCAAACTTGACCAACATAAATATCATTTCAAATGATTGTGTTTATAAATTTTTAGGTCCACACAAAGTTGTACGCATGTGTTTGGACTGTTTTACTTTTAAACCAAAGATTTCCATGGGGGGTCTCGTATCGAGAGAAACTGGTTCTAAACTCAGAATCGATGTGCCCCCAAGGAAAACTTGGAACGATGTGGAAATATTGCAGTGGTACAAGGAGATGAAGAATTGTCCACTTTCGTGGAGTGAATTGCCTCTAGAACTAAAAAATTATCCATTTTACGGTCTTATTATTAAATGGTTTTAGACTCCTGTCACCTTGTAACACGTGACATCTGAGGAGTCCTCGGCCAGACCTGGAACCTCAACAATATCGACGTGGGTAAAAGGGACGACAACAAGCTGCGCAATTCTGTACCCGGGCCGAACAACAAATGCCTGTCTCTGGTCGGTGTTTTGCACAACCACCTTGACCTCGCCAGTGTAATCGGTGTCAATCACATCGGACAGAATGTTCAGACCGTGCTTCACGGCTAATCCAGGGCGAGCTGTAATATGACCGTAAGTTCCCGTGGGGAAGTGCACAGAGAGCCCGGTTGACACAACGACTCTGTGTCCAGGAAGTATAACATAGTTGTCAGCTGAGTACAGATCAAAACCGGCGGAACCAGGGGTTGAACGTGACGGAATAACTGCCTGAGGCGACAGCTTACTGACATTGAGGGACATTGTACCATCTTAAATGTTTTTGTCTTTATATAACTTGTATAAATATTCAACGAGTGCCCACGGAAAACCTATCATTAGAAACAAAACCCACCGAGGAAAGTCAATTCTTTCTGTGAAAAAGTTACTCATTTACAATTAAAAAAACGGACGACTTTATCTAAAAATGTACAAGAACCTTCTTCTCGACATTGACGGAGTGTTGATTCGGGACAGAAGACTCATGAGTCATGTCAAGTCAAATTGTATAAAATATGTTAATAATAAACTTCCGTGCTGTAAGAATCCCGAGGCGACGAATCATGCACTGTACATTGCGACGGGCCACACCGGGTACGGCTTGTCAAAGATACTCGACGTTGATACATCTGACTTTGAGTACAAGGTGTATGACAAGTCCCTGATGGAACATCTCCACGAAGTCATTTCGTACCCAGGGTTCCAATATGATTGTGAACAGATTCACAGTCTGACACGGGACGGGTGGAACATCACCCTCTTTACAAACGCACCACCTGTGTGGGCAACACCGGTCGCCCTCGCGATAGGAGACAATGTAAAAATCAAGTGCCCGACCGCAAATCACCAATACAAACCACAGGCAAGTGCATACTCCGACTTTCCACACAACCAACCTAAAATCTTCGTCGACGATTCAATTAAAAATTTAGAAACAATTCGGTGGAACAAGAGCTGGGTCCCCCTGCACTTTGGAGGACAAGAGCCATCGTGGTGCAAATCTGTTCAAAGAATTCAAGACATTTACGACTATGTGAAAAAGTACGATGAGGAAAATTTTCTATTATTTTAGTACGAATGGATGAAGAAGATGTTGAACATCAACGGAGAGAGAATAAGGTTTCTATTTTACCGATAGTATCAGTGTGTCTCGGGGTATTTGGGTTTTGTTTTCAGGTGTTTGTATTGTATCCTTGGCACTTACAATTGTCTTCTCAATTTGCAAGTCTCGAGGCGAGTTGTCTGAAATAAAGACAAAACTGTCTGTAAGATTACATATGGACTCTCTGTTCTGTTTCATCAACACTATGATGGTTGGTATGCTTACATCCGCAGTCTACTTTCTTACCCGGGACATTGACCGTCTGAGCGAGCGCGTGTCTGATCTTGAGGATGACTCCCTTGTTCTGGATGACGACGATGACTACGAGGAGGATGAGGAGGAGCCAGAGGTTGAGCCAGAGACTGATGCTAAGAAACATGAGTAGTCAAACCAAAATAACTTCTAATTTCATTAGCAGATTTTCCCCTGAGATTGTCCGCAACCACCTTTGCACCATGATCGAGGAGTTCCTCGTATCCCAAATAGTCTGCAGCCATCAAAATTTGCAGCATAGTCTCTTCTGCATCTGTTAATCTTCCAGTCCTGAAAAACTCAATCACCTTGACCAACACCCTGCAATTAACATTTGGAATTGGAAATAGGTCACTACCACACTCTTCTTGAGCCCCCTTCAAGACAGAACACTTGTTTACAAATTCCAATTCAACATTCAAAAACACCCCATCACTTGTAATGACTGTTGCCATGTCTTACAAGTGATGGAGCGCGCCTCTTTAAAGCAGTCATGACCCATAGGAGTATGACGGGACCAACTCACGAAGACGTGATGAAAATGATAAAGGATGGTCGTCTCGTAGACATTGGGGATAACAAGTGGAGACTCCTTGCATTGGGGCCAACTCGCGACCGTCATCACCTTGTCGAAGTTGAAAAAAATATATGGAGACAAGTCCACGAAACTGACGAAAAGTTTCTCATTCGTCGTGCATGTGAGCGTCTTGTGCAGATTTACCCGAGTGTTTGGAAACTTGCTCAATAGAACGCTCATAATCCATCTCAAGTTTAACCATTTCAAAATGCTCTTTGTACTTGGATTTTTTTGGTCTCTTGTCATACACCTTTTTGTAAAACTCCAAATCCTGTTGCTGTTTCATTTTAATATTTGTAAATATTAGTTTATGGAGCCGTGGTACAATATTTTTTCATATTGGGGGTTTATCGCATTTGCATTGAGCCCGTGGGTACCCTTTCATGTACTTTCAATTATGATTGCAAATTTGTTAGGGACTATGCTCTTTGTGTGCGTGTCAAAGACTCCACCCATTCTCAATTTATTTTTAATATTGATACACATGATTCCAGTATGGATTCTTCGTAAACAGAAGGTGGAGCTAAAGCCCCTGGTCATCTTGTTTACCGTGTACACTTTTCATTTAGCAATTCAAAATAAGAATCCAGTCGGGGTTTACAAGGAGCTTCTGGACAACCCCCCACAGAGCATCGCGAGCTACTTAAAAAGTAGATTCCCTGTCTGACAAATGAAAAACTACACTGAATTTATCGAAGGGCTTCCTCCGTCCGTTCAGTCTATTCTCGGGGGTTTGATGTTCGGTGGAATGATTCTTGTGTTTTCAATGATTATTATGGGCGACATGCACCAACAGATTCGGCGTGTCGCAAGGGCCTTAAAGGAAGACGACAAGTACATAAACTAAGATGGAGGTGATACTCGACAGGATCGCAGCATGGGCCCCTCGGCGTCAAGTGTTTACTCTGTTTGGAAATGATATGTACATAGGATCATTTAGTTCCTTTGAATTTGCTCTTGCGTGCGCACGTAAACTCAGTTTTCCAGAAATGCACATTACGGCGTCTTACATGGATGAAGTGTTTGCCCACGAGACGGTCTGGAACTGCTTTACTTAGAGAGTCGACCTCTGTAAACCACAAAGATGGCCACGCGTAACCTTCTGCTTGATGTTGACGGGGTGCTCATTCGGGACAAGGAGCTGCTCGCGCGCGTCAGGTACAATTGTGTAAGGTACATCAATTACAAGGTCCCCGAGTGCAAAGACATTGAATACAAGAACGACTCATTGAACTTGATTTACGGACACACGGCCCGGGGCTTGCAAATTGGATACGAGGTGGATGTGAGCGACTTTAACAAATATGTGTATGACAAGGATCTCATGGAGCACTTGGGGGTTGTCCTTGCCGAATCAAATGTCCAAAAGGAACTCCGGGAGATTAACACACTGTCCCACGAAAACTGGCAGATTTATCTGTTTACAAATGCGCCGTGGAGGTGGGCACAGAGGGTCGCGTTAGCTATCGGCGAAAATGTAAGAGTCAAGTGCCCCGGGGACCCCTCTCTTTCCCCACTAAAGCCAGAGATTGGGGCATACACAATTCCATTTTCAAATATGAATTTGATGGTGGACACCTCCCTCAAGAATCTCGGAACGGCCAGAAACCTGACAAACTGGAAACCAGTCTATTTTAACGGAGGAGTACCGGAGACAAATTTGTGGTGCGACCAAGTCAGATCAATCAGTGATATTTGTTCTCTCGCAAAATCAATTTAATAAACTTAAAAACAAAAGACACTTTTTAACTATGAATTCTTATGTAAAATCGGCACTCGTCGTCGTAAGTGTGCACATGGTACGTTGGGTCTCTGAATATTTTTATTACGTAAATTGTTGTGGGTTTGTAAACTCGGTTTTTGCGTGGGGCTCTCCCACATGCAGGGCTCTCCGGTGGGTCTCCGAGTCTGCATCGACAAAAATAGTAGGAGTATTCTACGGTGTTTCTAAAATTTTTAATATTTGAGTACACTAGGTATGGATTGTTCCATGGAAAAGCGGCTGTATCACAGGGAAACCCTGAACGGCCGCGGACACTACCAGATTTTGGGCGCGAATAACAAGTCGAATAATCTGCGACTCAGACCGACGCTGCCTCTCCGGCCCAAAAAGGGTATGATTAAAATAGACGCGGGAAAACAAGGGGCCATCTTCCTTGCATCCTTCCAGAAATCGGCAAAAAAGGAATTCATCATCAAGGTGTGCCCTATTAACAAAAGACTGAAACAACAAACGGCCCAGATTGAATTTATAATTTGCAAAAACCTTTACAAGATTGTTCCTCGCCGTGTTCCAAAACCACTCAAGTTTTTCACGTGCTCAAACTTTGTTCCTGAATTTATTTGGGAAACGAAATATAACAATTTCAACTATTCGAGGCAGACGGTGTCATGTCTGGAGTATGTTAAGAATGGAACATTTGGGGATTACCTTCAACGTATGGCTGCATCGCCGCGAAGACGCTTGACTGACAATATATTCAAAAATTTCATTTACCAAGTGCTTATGACGTTGTCGAAGATTAAGAAGAGGTATCCGGAGTTTATCCACGGGGATTTGCACTTGTTTAATTTGCTGGTTCGTCCGGCCCGTCCAGTTCCAGAGTTGGTTTTTGTTGATTTCGGGTGGACGCGACTTGACAAAAGGGTTGGGCAGTTTTCCGAGTGGAGGGAAAAGTGGGCAAAGGAGTACGGCATCGGCGACAACATGTGTCCAATGTACGATGTGCACTATTTCCTGTCCCAGCTGCGCACGTGGATCCTGAGAAACACAGGTGCAACCAAGGATGGTCTCCCTGCCACAAGGGAGTTTCTCAACACCTTTGTACCCAAGGGGTACAGATTAGAAAAGGACACCCACATCAATAAAACACGACTGAAATATGGACACAAATACCCTTTTAACCTGAAAGAAATTTTAGATTCAAAATATTTCAAGAAGACATATTCGGGAAAGATGACAGCTGCTCACAAGACTCGGGCAAAAATTGGCAGTCCAATGAATTCCAACCTGTTACGCGTGACGCCCCAGAGTGTCAACTTGCTGACAAAGAATGCAAGGACTCGGCGAGGGTTACTTATTGCATACGGTGCTGGCCCAACACCAAACAAAAAGAATAACATCAGTGTGAGTGCGGGGCGGTTGAAAAATTTACATAAAATTAAAAGTCCCAATTATAAGTAGGATGTGGAGGTGTCTCCAGACCAAAGATTCCCCACTGTATGTCATAATTCCTTACTTTAATTTTTGTGGATTCAAGACTAGACAGTCTCTCCTCGTCGATTTCATTTTAAGAAACAAAAATACAAATGGAATTAGGATAGTGCTCATCGAAGCAAAAGGACCGTCATCCCTCCCTCGTCTCCCTGTGTGGAAACACATTATCATCGAGTCGAAGAATACCCTTTGGATAAAGGAATGTTTGATAAATGTTGCCGTAAAATCTCTTCCGACGGACTGGAAGTATGTATCGTGGATCGATGCTGACATTCACTTTCTGAATCGAAATTGGGTGAGTGACACGAAAGAGGCTCTAGAGTTTATGGATGTCATCCAGCTGTTTCACACTGCTGTCAACTTGGGTCCTCGTGGGGAAACCATCAAGGTGGACAAGTCGTTTGGGTACATGCACTCACAGAGCGGCACCCCGTATACAACCAATGACAAGTACGGCTTTTGGCACCCGGGATATGCGTGGGCGTGCACAAGAAAAGCGTGGGACAAGATGAAGGGACTCATAGACTGGGCCATTCTCGGATCCGCCGATAGACACATGGCCCTCGCGTGGATAGGAAAGGCATCCTATTCAAGACCGGGAAGTATCCACGAAAACTATAAAAATCTAATTTCAGATTTTGAAAGTGAATGCAAGGGGTTCAAGGTGGGGAACATTAACGGGACTATATTGCACGAATGGCACGGGAGTCTCGAAAACAGAAGGTACAAGGAGCGCTGGAATATTCTGATCGAAAATGAGTTTGACCCACTCATAGACATTGGAGTTGGCCCTTCTGGGATGATTGAATTTACAAAAAAGGGGGAGAGAATGGAGAGGGACATACAAAAGTACTTTGTTGAGAGGAGAGAAGACTCCTAAAGAGATGCCGACCCTAATCTACATATGACCTCTGAGTGTACACGGCCGCACGAGGATGAGTTTGTTCGCGTTCAGGGGTCAGATGTGTATTTCCATTGTGAAGTGTGTGAACAAACAGTCCTTGAATTGATTCTTAAATTGAAGAAACTGGAGAATGAGCTTTTGCACAAGTATCTGGACCTCGACATCCATCGTCGTCCAGAGATTCGCTTGTTTATCCGGAGTGACGGGGGTGACATTCACTCGGGCCTGTCAGCCATGGATGCAATTCAAAATATGTCACGGGTCAAGGTGAAGACTATTGCCGATGGTGTGTGCGCGTCGGCCGCCACATTCATCCTGCTCGGAGGATACAAGAGGTACATGACACCAAACTCCTACATTATGATTCACCAACTCAATATGGATGGGACATGGGGCAAGTTTGAGGACTTTAAGGACCAACTCGCAAACCTCCAGCAATTTATGGATCGATTTAGGACAATTTATCTGAGGGAAACAAAAATTCCATCTGAGAAATTGGAGGAGATTTTGAAGAGAGATGTGTACATGGATGCTGACAAGTGTTTGGATTGGGAAATTGTCGACTCTATCTACTGAGCTTTCTGAGCGCAAGGGCGGCACGCGTCTTTTTTACATTTTTATATAAATAGTCAAGTTCCTTCATAAACTTTTTGCTCATGTTGTCCGTCAAAAGTCTCTTCTGCTGTGCTTTATCAAGAATGTTACCAAACTTTTTCGCAATGTTCGTTGTTGGACTGTTTGGCATTTAATTTATACGGGCTTTTTTATTTTTGGGCTTGGGGCTTGTGACGTGAGTGACGTATTTTGGGTGTTCCAAAAGTTTATTATATTCCACCTTGGCTTCATTTGTTGACAAGAGCATGACAAAGCCTGGCGAGGAACTTATGAATTCCCATTGGTTCGCGGCAACATGTTTAAATGTGTATTTTCGTGAGAATTTCCCCGAGGGTGCAGTTGAGACTGTGAGTGAGTTGCCTACATTTACACTGTTGAGCTGGCTCATATTATTATAATCCCATATAAATTTTCATTCTGTTATCAAAGGGGATTCCGTTGAATCTCGTCGTTGCTGCTGAGGTGTACGCACCCATTCTTGGCCACACGAGCCAGTTTCCGATTGCTATATTTTTCGGGACAAGACACTCTTTAAAGATTATATCCCCGCCATCACATGTTGACCCGAACATTGTCTTTGGGACGAGGGGTCCTTTCTCATCTCCATTTAGAATGTAAAATTCAGGTGTTGCATGATCGAAGAGTATACAGTTGAACGATCCGTACAGTGATTCACTGATTGTGACTCCTGTTTTTTTCACACCGATGACTGGTGTCACAAGAGTAGCAATGTGTTCTGCAAAGTATCTTCCGGGCTCTGCTATTATTTTGAATTCGGAAGTGAAATTGTCGCTGAGAGCTTGATTAATCATAGATGGGACTGGCCCGAGGTCGAATATGTTGTTTGAAGAAAACCCACCCCCTATATCAATTATCTTCGGGTCAAACCTGAAACGTCGCGCCATCTCAACCGCCTTTTTTGATTTTTGAATTGCATTTACAAAAGCAGATGCGTTTTTCGCCATGGATCCCACGTGGAACGAAATTCCAACTAAATTTAGAGAAAGACGGGAGCAGACGGTGAGTAGGTCCTCCCAGTCCTCCTCCTCTGCCCCGTACTTGTTCCCGAGTGCGCACCGGGCATCCGGGTCATCCGCCCGAATCCTTAAAATGAGGTCAGCACCGTACGGCGACTCCATTGCTATTTTTTGCAATTCAGATATACTATCGAATGTGGTGACGAGCCCGCAAATATCCTCTACTCGTTTACACGGGTTTGCGTGAATAATACGAGACTTTTCTACACCAATGCTCGTCACGAGCTTAATCTCTGCTGGTGTTGCACAATCGAAACAAGCCCCGAGATTTGCCAGTCGCCTGATGATTTCTGGGTCGGGGTTGCACTTGACAGCATAATAGGGGGTTATGGTTGGGAATGTACGGGTCCACTCTGAGTATGCCTGATCCAAAAGTTTCAAATCGTAAACATAAAAGGAATCATTCGGTTTGTGTACAGTCAGGAGTCCTTGAAGAACCCCGGGTGTCACCATCCAGAGGTAAAGGGTACTGACATTATTTTTTTAAGTGGTGATGACCCCCGTGTTAAAGAGGAGCCCTCCTGAGTAGTCAAGACAGAGACATGC